GGGTTAATTTTTAGAACAAGAGATGTTATGGATGTTCCAGGCGGACTTCATCAAAGAATATATCAAGTACCATTTGCTTTACCTGAAAAAACAGATATTGAAGTTAGAGCAATTGCTTCATCAGGTACAACTATATCATCAACATTTGATATTATACTGATTGATAACTAAAATGGCAAGAAAAAGAAAAAGCGTTAAAAAGAAACCAGTACCAACAAATCCAACTCTTTATGCTAGAGTAAAAGCTGAAGCAAAGAGAAAATTTAAGGTATATCCATCTGCATATGCAAATGGTTGGTTAGTAAAAACTTATAAAGCCAGAGGCGGAAGGTATCGTATGGGTACTGGAAGAAAGAGAAAATAATGGCTAAACCAAGTGGTGGATTAACAAAATGGTTTAAAGAGGGATGGGTAGACATCTCTCGTAAAAGAAAAGGCGGAGGACACCCACCATGCGGACGAAAATCTGCAAGAGGCAAAGGTGGGTATCCAAAATGTGTACCTGCAAGTAAAGCTGCAAGAATGACTAAAAAGCAAAAAGATTCAGCAGTTAGAAGAAAAAGAGCAGCAGGCAATCCAGGTGGTAAACCTAGAAATGTAGCAACCTTTGTTAAAAGAAAAAAGAGGACAACAGGAAGGAGAAGGTAATGACCTATCGTACACTGGCTAAAAAGTTAGAGATGACTAGAAAGCTTTGTGGTATAGAAGTAGCAGTTGCTAAACTCATTATTGAGAGAAGGCAAAAATTAGCTTCTTTAGTAAAAATGAAAAATTACGCTACTATGAGGTCGTGTAATTTTCGAGATAAGCAAATTAAAAAGCTTATAGGAGAAAGAAATGGCTAGAACAGGTTCATTTTTAAGCGGGCCAACTGGTGTTCACAACACACAGAAAATCCGTAAACATCGACTCAACAGAGGAGTCACTAGAGATATGAACGCAGCTGCTGGAGTTTCAGTAAATAGCAAAAACCCAAACAGCTACGAAGCATTTAGATATGGTGCCAGACCTAAAGCAATTGGTCCTAGATTTGGAAAGACTCTTAGACCAAAAGCAGCAAGATTTGGTAGAGGTGGTGCAGGAAGAATTTTACCAAGACGAGGTAGATAATGAAAGCAGTAGTTAGAGATGGAAAACTAGTACTAAAAGGTGGACATACTGATGCTGCTTCTGCTATAAATAGTTGCAAGACTATTATGTCACATTGTCAGATGATACTTGATAATATTGATGAAAATGCAGAAATGATGCCCACTTGGTGGACAAACAAATTAGCAGTTTCAGAACACGAAGTAGTACAAGCCGCTAACGCTTTAGTTAACGGATTGGATGACGATCATGGCACTGACACCGAGTGAAAAAGCTAGATTAAAAAGGGCAGGACTTACTGGATTAAATAAGCCAAAAAGAACGCCCAACCACAGAACTAAGAAAGCTGTTGTAGCTGTAAGAGTCGGTGGTAAAGTAAAGATAATTAGATTTGGTGCGCAAGGCATGGGTCATAATTATAGTCCAGAAGCAAGAAAAAGTTTCAAAGCAAGACACGCTAAGAATATTCGTAAGGGTAAATCTTCAGCAGCTTACTGGGCAAATAAAGTCTTTTGGGCAGGTAAAGGCGGTTCTAAAAAACGACCACCTAAATCTCAAAAGCATGTTAAAGGTATTAAACGAAGGAGAAAGTAATGGGCATACCGACTATAGATGGAAGAAAAGTATGGTTAGACGAAAGTCAACTACACGCACATAATTTTTTAGCAAAAATGCTAGAAGTTGGAAAAGATAGAAAACTATCGACAGCAGAAAGCAATTTAAAACATATGGCCGCCTCCTTCTTATACCTTTATGAAAAAGCTCAAGAAGCTGGACTTCTTGACGAAGACGACGAATTATTAAACTTTTTTAACGAGACAATACATTGATAGATATTAGCAGAAAAGATATTCTTAGTACTGAACTAATGTCTTTTGACGAAAGAAAATTTATAAAGTTACCTATTGATGGATACATGGATCTGTTAGGAGTTACTCCAAATTCTTCACAAACAGCATTAATCAATGCTATCAATAACCCCAAATATAGATTTGTATGTGCTGCGATTTCTCGTAGGCAGGGCAAAACTTATATTGCAAATATTATAGGTCAATTAATTACTTTAGTACCAGGTTCTAATGTACTACTAATGTCCCCTAATTATTCATTGTCTCAAATTTCTTTTGAATTACAAAGACAATTAATAAAGCACTTTGATTTGGAGGTCACAAGAGACAATGCAAAAGATAAAGTTATTGAGCTTTCAAACGGCTCTACAATTCGTATGGGTTCAGTTAACCAAGTTGACTCAGTGGTGGGTCGATCTTACGATCTCATCATATTTGACGAAGCAGCCCTTGTTGACGGCAAGGATGCTTTCAATGTCGCGCTTAGGCCCACACTAGATAAAGAAAACTCCAAAGCTATATTTATATCTACTCCAAGGGGTAGAAATAACTGGTTTTCAGAATTCTGGCAAAGAGGATTTAGTGATGAGTTTCCAGAGTGGGCATCAGTCCGAGCAACTTATCATGAGAATCCAAGACTTTCTGAACAAGACATAGCAGAAGCTAAAAGAACTATGTCAGAAGCTGAGTTTAACCAAGAATACATGGCTGACTTCAATGTCTTTGAAGGTCAGGTATGGGCATTTAATCACGAAACACAGATTGCAGATTTATCTGAACTAGAAACAGGAAGAATGGACATTTTTGCAGGAATGGACGTAGGTTATAAAGACCCTACTGCTTTTTGTGTAATTGCGTACGACTGGGATGCTAAAGTATTCTATCTAGTAGATGAATATTTAGATTCAGAAAGAACAACAGAACAACACGCAAAAGAAATTCAAAAATTGATTAAAAAATGGAATATAGATTATATTTATATTGATTCTGCAGCTCAACAAACAAGATTTGATTTTGCACAAAACTATGATATTACTACTATTAATGCCAAAAAGTCAGTACTAGATGGTATAGGAGCAGTAGCTGGTATTGTCGATAATGATCAATTATTCGTTCATCAGTCTTGCAAAGAAACTCTATTGTGTTTAGATCAATATCAATGGGATCCAAACCCGAATCTATTAAAGGAAAAACCTAAACATAATTATGCATCCCACATGGCAGATGCGCTTCGTTATGCTTTATATTCGTTTGAAACAAGCGCCACTACATTCTAATTATACCTATCAAAAATAGTTCTTGACATGAGTTTAAATTTTTGCTACAATTCTTATATACAAGTAGGTTTATGACTTTAAAAAGAGATTTAGTTAAATATGTTCGTGACAAAGCCAAGTCGAAATATAAAAAAGATACGGAATGTTACATTTGCGGAAGTACGGAGAATCTGGACTTTCATCACTTTAACGGTTTAACCGAGTTACTTGAGTGGTGGCTAAAAGAAAGAAATATCACCATTGACACAGAAGAAGAAATATTAGCACTTCGTGAACAGTTCATAAAAGAAAACGAAGAACAAGTTTATAACCAAGCTGTTACTTTATGTCATATGCACCACCTAAAACTGCATAACATTTATGGTAAAAGACCAAAGTTACTAACAGCAAAGAAGCAACGAAATTGGGTGGACATACAAAGGAAAAAACATGGCATGGTACGATAGATTTTTAGGCATACAAAGAGAGGAAAAAGAAAATCCTGCTCAGTATGTTATTTCGCGTGATCAAGGTATTACAATTGATACTCGTGAAAATGTAACTAACTATAGAAATGCGTACGAAACATTAGAGGTAGTAAACAGAGCAGTTAACATGATTGTGGATGACGCTGCTGAAGTACCTTTTGATGTTGGTGACAAGATTACTGGAATAACTCCTATAAAGAAAGAGATTAGAAGGAGTAGAGTCGACCTACTACTAAACAAGGAACCAAATCCTTATCAAGATGTAAGCACATTTAAAAGAAATCTTTTGATAGACTTACTGATTGATGGGAATATTTTTGTTTATTATGATGGTGCACATCTGTATCATCTTCCAGCAGAACATGTAACTATACACAGTGATGAGAAAACTTATGTAGAAAAGTATACTTATGACCACAGTATAGACTACACCCCTTCAGAAATTATACACATAAAAGAAAACAGTTTTAATTCTATATATAGAGGAGTACCGAGACTAAAACCAGCTTTCAGAACTATGCAGTTACTAGGAAGTATGAGAAGGTTTCAAGATAACTTCTTTAAAAATGGAGCAGTACCAGGATTGGTACTAAAGTCACCAAACACTCTTTCTGAAAAAATCAAAGAAAGAATGTTGCAGGCATGGGTTGCTAGATATAACCCACAGTCTGGTGGACGAAGACCACTATTTTTGGATGGTGGTTTAGAAGTGGAAAACCTTAGTGAAGTAAACTTTAAGAATTTAGATTTTCAAGAAGCCGTAAAGGACAATGAAAAAATAATACTTGAAGCACTAGGTGTGCCACCAATTTTGATGGACAGCGGTAACAATGCTAATATTAGACCAAACCACCGTCTATATTATTTAGAAACCATACTACCAATCACTAATAAGATTAGGTATGCTTTCGAGAGATATTTCGGTTTCAAACTTGATGAAGATGTAAGTAATATACCTGCACTTCAACCTGAATTAAGAGACCAGGCAAGCTATTATGCTACACTTGTAAATACAGGTATTATGACACCGAATGAAGCAAGGGAGGCATTAAGACTTGAAAGAGTGGAAGGATTTGATACACCAAGAATTCCTGCGAATATCGCAGGTTCAGCCGCAAATCCCGAAGAAGGTGGGCGACCACAAGAAGCGCCACCAAGCGAGGAAGAATAATGACAAAAGATATGATGGTAAAGGCTTTATCAGATTTCATAGCCAGCAAAGGCGTTGAAACTATGGATTTAGCTACCTATAAAGGTTTTGGCAACAACGTACCTGTAAAAGACTATTTACTCAGAAGAGCATTTGGTTCTTGGAACAGAGTACTATCAGTAGTTGCTAAAAGACATCCTGTCCCAGCACCTGTAGTAAAAGAAGCACCTAAGAAGGTTGCTCCTAAGAAAAAGGTTGTAAAGGAGAAAGTAGATGTCAAAAAATAACGAAAAGATATATCACTGGACTAGTACTTTTAAATCATTAGGTGAAACTGATGATGGCGGAGTTAATATTAAGGGTTCTGCAAGTACAAATGGACTAGATAGAGCTGGAGATATTATCGAGACTGAAGCATGGACAAAAGGGGGATTGGAAAACTTTAAAAGTAATCCTATTATTCTTTTTAACCATGATTACAATAAACCAATTGGTAGAGCAACAGGTTTAGAAGTCACAGATAAAGGTTTAGATATCACTGCAAAGATATCAAAAGCTGCTGGTGATATAACCCAATTAGTTAAAGATGGAGTCCTTGGAGCATTTTCCGTAGGTTTTAGATGCAAGGATTCTGAATATATGACTGAAACCGACGGATATAAAATAAAGGACGCAGAACTATTCGAAGTTTCTGTAGTATCAGTGCCTTGCAACCAAGGAGCAACCTTTGGATTAGCAAAATCATTTGATTCTATGGAAGAATACAGAAGCTACCAAAAAGAAATTTTACAGGCTAACTCAACCGCAGCAGCAGACGCTGTTAAAATTGAGCAGCCAAGCGAGGAGAAATCCTCATCAACGGAGACTGATATGTCAGAAGAAAAAAAATCTCCTGAAGTCGCTTTTGACCTTGAATCATTTGCAAAAGAAGTTGCAGAAAAAACTGCTACTTCAATCGCAATGAAACAAGCTGAGCAAAAGGCCAAAGAAGCTAAAGAGCTTGAAGAAAAGCAAGCTGTAGAGGCATCAGAAAAGGCTGCTCAAGAAGCCAAACAGGAAGAAACAAAGACTATAGTTGAAGCAGGTTTATCAGGAGCTGAAAGGCTAATGAACGACCTAGAAACTAGAGTTAATCAAAAGAATGAAGACCTTAAATCAGTAGTCGATGAACTAGAGAAGCAATTAGCTGAAAAGTCAGAAGAAATCATGAGTATTCGTGAGTCTAAAAGACATTTTGGTGACAGATCTGGTAAAGGCGACTGGAAAAAGGAATTCGAACAAGATATCATTGATGCAAAATTTGCTGGTTTAGCTACTGGTAAAGGATGGGACAATGATATGGCAAAAGGTCTAATGGAAAAAGTTAACGCACATTCAGGTGTTGGCGTTTCTTCAGCAGACTTCGAGCAGATTGTTTCAACAAACATCGAAAGAGATATTCAAAACGAATTAGTTCTAGCACCTCTATTTAGAGAAATTGCTATGACTTCTGCAAACATGATTATCCCAATCCTACCAGATAGCGGTTACGCTGAATTCGCTTCAGCACAAACAGCTGCTGGTGCATCACCACACGGTAACTTAGCCGAAAGAGGTGATACATATGGTTCACCATATGGCGGGGTTGATTTAACAGAAAGAACTCTTTCAACCAAAAAACTTATTTCACAATCATACTTAGGTAATGAAACTGAAGAAGATGCAATCTTACCAATCCTTCCTTTAATTAGAGAGTCAATGGTAAGATCACACGCTAGAGCAATTGAAAATGCTATTTTAGCTGGTGACGATGCTGACGGTGCTTTCGGTACTGGTGGTGCATCTTTCGAAGGTCTATTACACCTTGCAAGAAATGATTCAGACTACACACAGCCATCAGGGACTTTCGCGTCAACTGATGCTGTAACTGCAGCTGACCTTCTTGCTCTAAGAAAGAATATGGGTAAATATGGTGTTAACCCTTCAGAAGTAGTATATGTCGTATCACAAGATGTGTATTATAACCTTCTAGAAGATGCTGAGTTCCAAGATGCTAACCTAGTTGGCGACATGGCTACTAAGCTAAATGGTGAAATCGGCCAAGTATTCGGTTCAAGAGTACTAATGTGTGACGAGTTCGCAACTAAAGCCGCTGCTAAGTTCAACGCTATTGCAGTATACCCAAGAAACTATGTAATGCCAAGATTAAGAGGTGTTACAATTGAGTCAGACTACGAAGTAGCTAACCAAAGAAGAGTCCTTGTGGCTTCACAAAGACTTGGTTTCATCGATTTAATTGATGGTGCAACTTCAAAATGGGCACAAATGTATAAAGCTTCTGCTTAATACTACGATGGTTTTGGTGGGTTTCCTTAAACCCACCACTTTTTAAGATATGGCAGATTTAATAACAGTAGCAGAATACAAAGACGCGGAAGGGCTCAGAGGCGAGAAGGACGACGATCGTCTTGCAGTAATAGTTCCCCAAGTTTCTGACTTAGTTAAAAAATATTGTGGCATATCTTTTATAGATTTTTATCTTACCAGTAAAACTGAAACTTTTAGCATTGATGATAACTACACTACCACCATAATTATGAGTGAAAGTCCGTTAGTTGCGGTCAGTGCAGTGCAAGAGCGAACATCTTACTCGGGAGACTATACAACTTTAACTACAGGTAATTATGAGTACTTTGTAGATACTGAATCAGATGCAGTTATAAGAACGACGAAAGACGGTAATCCCACATCTTTTGCAAAGGGTGTTGGTGCGGTCAAAGTAACATATACCGCTGGATATGCCTCTACTCCGAAAGACTTACAATTAGCACTATTTGATTTAGTAAATTACTACATGAAAGACGAACACAAAGAAAGAAGAACTTTAGGTGGCGCAAATATACAGAATCAAGGAACTTCTGGTATAAGAACTTCCTCAGATTTTCCAGACCATATCAAAAGAGTACTGGATTTGTATAGAGTCGTTATATGATAAAAAGTTTAAGAGAGGAATTATTCAAAGCTTTAAATGCTAAAGAAATAAAAGACACTCGTGACTTAATGGCTAAAGAAAATGTTCATTCTTTATTTGTAAAGGAGTCAGACTTGAATCCTTTATTTGTAAGTACAATGCAAAAAATTGTAAGAAAAATGAATAGAGATAAAGGAAACATTAGTAGAACTCCTGATGAGACAGCTCCAGCTAATTTACCCTGGGATAGTGCTATAGCAAAAGCTACAGTAAAAGCACTTTTAAGA